AGAGATAAAAATAATTTTAGTGAATTGCAGGTAATTACAAGCCTAAATATTAGGGTAAAAAATATCGCTCAATTGTTTAAATAACTGATATACTGTTATTTAGTTTGTTTCTAAATGCTTTTAGTTGTATATTTACATCATAATTAAAAGGGGTAGCCGCCCCGAATAAATTAAGTTAAACCAATAAAAACAAAGTCATGAGCAAAGACACCACCACCCCGAAGGGTGAAGGGGCGAACACGCCCAAGCCACAAACGGCAACAACTACACCGGCAATCCAGCCCATTATGAAAGTAACGAGCCAGGAACCCGCCAAGGAAGAAACCCCCGAAGAACTGAAAGCCAGGATTAAGAAACTGGAAGCGCAACTTTCGCAAGGTCCTGAAAGTTTCGACGACAAAATTAAGTACTACCAAAGGAAGCAGGAATTAATTGAACAGCTTCACCAGTTCGACACCACACACGCAATAATTAAACAGCACTTGCAGACTGTGAACAAGGAGCACAACGAGGATATTTTTACATCCGATAACTATTCTATTGTGATCACGGGGAAGAAGCAAGGCGGATATTCAGAAGCTGAAATTCTGAAATTCAAAAATCCTTCTGTTATTTCAGACCTGCTCAGTTTTATACTGGCTAAGGTTGAAGCCAAGCGGAACAGTTTACAATTCGAGATTTCAGAGTAAAAAAAGCGGGCTAAGAGGTAGCCGCCTCTTAGCCCTAAGTTAAACCGTCTGATAAAATCAAACAGTCATGAGCTACAAAAGTAAGAATAAAGAGGAAGCAAAAAAACGCTATGCCGCTGCACGCAGTGAATTAATAGCTTTGTCGAAGGTTGCACGCCAACTAATTGAGATCGGAGAAGCTGACACCGTAAACGAGGCATTAATATATATGTATGATCAGAATCAGGGTAAAGCCTGTGAGTATAACACGTTTCACCAATGGAAGGAAAAAGGATGCACCATTGTAAAAGGTGTACACGCCTTCACCGTATGGGGACAGCCGAGAACAGCAATCCAAACGCCCGAGGGAGCAACAGAACCGGAGGAGTACAAGTATTGGCCGCTGTGTTATTTGTTCAGCGATATGCAGGTAATTGACCCGAACAAGAAGGAAGCAGACCCGGAACAAGACGAGAACGAAGACGAAGAGCCGGCCGGAGTTCTGGAAATGGATGCAGTTTTTAACTAAGATATTAAAAGGGCGCCCGGGTTAGTTTTCTTTGCAGTTTTCTTTGAGAAATACCCATCACGAAAGTGAGAATCTGAAAGCAAAACGCCGGAACCAGGAACCGGACAAACCTGGGCAGCGCCGTTCGTGGAAATGGCGCGCGCTGGAATCGGAATTCCGCACGGCAGCCTTCAGGCTGTTTTTTTGTGGCCAAAAACATTCGCTTCGTTCATCCGTGCTCTATCGGGTTTATTGCTTTAATTTTCGCCGCTAAAGCTCTGAAAATGTGGTGCCAGTTATAATATTATCGATATTAAGTAATACATTGCTATAACAATGAGAATAATAATGCCAAGAACAAGGTTACCCCGATGGCGTTTTTTTATGTAATCGTAAGGATTGTCTTTCATTACATAAAGATACTACAAAAATGTTGAAATTCCACCTGCAGGCGATGAACCATAATTGTTGCTTGGGTTAAAGAACATTCCTAGCAGAAGGGTATCAAAACCGTCGGTTCCATCGGTGCGATGCTCGAGGAGATCCTCTTCGGTTTCGGCAAGCTTTTCGCCGGATTTATCCTTTTCAAATCCTTTGGGTCCTACTTTAACGCCACAATGTTCCAATGCAAGCTTCAGGGCCTCGTTGTTTGGCTCGTTGATCATTGGCATAAGGTATTTTTGACCTTTCATGGCCTGATCGAATATGAGGTACTTTTCCCGGTGTTTTATCGGGTTGCCCATATGCTGGCGTGTAACACTCCATCCTTTTTTCTCGAACTGGTTGCAGATGGCGGATGCAAAATCATCTTCGTTCAGGGCGTAGTTGGATCCGAGCGCCGTGGTATCGTAATAATACACAACTTCCCTGGTTAAATGGGTACGGTAATAGTCGCAAAAATCATCCACAAGCTCCCGGAGCTTGCGTTGATACTTCACATAAAAGCTTTTCAATACCATAGCTTTAATGCCTTGCTGCTGGCCGCATACCAGCCAGTTGATATTAGCGTTGTAGTCGAACGCTACGCATATTGGCCGGGTAAGATCCACATCAGCATCCTGGGCACAACTTTGCTGCTGAGCTTTTTCGAGATCGTAATCCAATCCCTGCAGGAATGAATTGTCGAAAGCTTTGTAAAAGTGGTGATCGCGAAGAGCCGGGTAGAAACCATCTTTCAGTTTCCCGGGACGAATGCAAAGGATGGAAGTTTGAAACACCAGGGGAGGAAGATCCCGTTTCATCTGGGCAATGTATTTCTTTCCAAGGAGTTCAATATTTTCGATGGTGGACCATTCGCGATAGTAAACGGCCACACTGCGGAACTGTGTAAGGCGAAGATTATATTCCTTGAGCTTCCGGAGGTTCCATTCCGTCCGCGGTTCCTGCCGGAGCCGGAATATTTCGCTTAACAGCCACTTGATTTTTTCAATCAACTCCGGATCCATCATTTTTTTATACCCAAGGAACCAGGACCCTTTCTTGCTGGTTGGCATATCGGAAGTAAACAGCATGGAGTTTAACCATGGCGAATTGCGCCAGGGGCCTTTATAGCCTCCATTCGCCGGGAAGGTTTCGTCCTTCAGCTTGTCGAAATCGAGAAACTTAGCCTCATCGCCTAAGAGGTACTGCAGCGTGAGTGAGTTGGAGGATCCGGGAATGTCCTGGCTTATCAGGTATTGAACAGAACCGTTATACCAGGAAACAACGTGGTCGTAACTGATCGGTTTTATTATGGGTTCCTTGAATCCTGCAGATTTGGGCGGTTTTCGGCCGATAAAGAAGTGAATATTGCGGTAATAACCCATATCTTCCAGTGATTTGAGCGAACCGGGCAATGTCCTGGATAAAAGCTGCTGAAATGTGCTACCGATGATTCCGCCACCCGATTGTGGCATATGTTGCACATTTCGCAGCAACCAGGGCGCAATTATACCGTGCGTTTTTCCAAGGCGCCGGCCGGCAACAATAACCGAAGTGTGAGCGGCAACAGACCGGAATTCGAGCTGTGGTTTATTGTAGTAGATCTTCTTTGTCTCCGTCATTGTTTATATCGGTTAAATCCTGGTATTCGACATCTTCGATTTCGATATCGCCTTTATATTTTTCGTAAAGCTTCCGGATTTCCTCTTCAGGGTTTTCCATTGGTTTGGCACCCAGCCCCAGTACAGTGATATCGGAAGTAGGTTCGATAGGAATGGGAACAATATCATCCCAGGGGAGCTCTTCGCCCTCATCCTGATCGAGCTTGTTATACTTGCCAAGTTTATCGATGGCCATGATACGTTCCTTGAGGTATTCAGGACCTGCTAACTTTGCTTCCCGGATAGCTTCCTTTAATTCTTCGGTTACGATGTAGCGGATCCATTCCTTACCAGCTGCTTTAATGTTGGGAAGAATGATTTTTATGTTGGCGATGTCGCGATAAGCCTGTGATTGACTGATACCGAATTCGCTGATGAGCTGATCGCGAAGTACATTATCGGCTATGGATGGCGATTCGAGGCACTGGGTGAATGCAAAGCGGTACCTGACTACCTGCATTTGCTCAACAGGAGTAAGGTGACTGATGTCAACCTTATCAGCAAACATAACTTCCTGAAACTTATCCAGGTTATTTTTTCTACTCATTTTGCAATTGTTTGATGATAAAGCTATTTACCAAAGCTTCAGCGGCCGGTGATCCTTTTTTTGCGAACTCAACGGTTTGTTTCCTCACTTCCATAATTGTTTTCAGTTTGCCCCGGTTATAGGCCTTAGAATGATCATTTTTGCCGTGCCTGATCAATCGCCTCAATTCGGATGCATCCATGCCCAGGAGAAGCGCTATCTGATCGATAGTGAGCAAAAGGCTGGCATATTCTTCAAGTAGTTCTAGCTCTTCCATTGTACGCTGTCAGCTTGCATTGTTTCGTATTGCCTTAGGAACTGAGGTATTAAATCGTGATTTCGGAAAAGGATACCCGATTCGTATCGCATGTTGTTGGTAGCATTGTTGCTCATTACTGCCAGCATTTCGGTATCAGCATTTTTTGCGTAAATGGTTTTGCTGTGATTGTTTGTAAGAAAAAGCTCGGCAACATTTGAAGCTGCAAACTGCGTTACCCTGGCATTGCGCGAAGCAATTGTAAAATCGAGAAATAATGTAATGCGGGAGATCCTCCCTCGGTTCCGGATCAACCGCCTTACATAGTGATCGGTAATTGCAAAAGAGCTGATGATCATACACTCAGCACTTTTCATCTCATCAATTACAAAATCGAAAATATGGTGCGATGCTACCTGGTTACTCAGGAAGAATGCAGTTTGAGAGTTGGCCCATATAATCTGATTTGTTTTCATTAGTCAAGCGGACAGGTATTAATTTTCCAATCGAAATCATTAATCACTTTCGTTTGAAATGCATCCCTTCTATTGCATGTTGCATGTATTGAAAAATGATCGTTATGCTTACGGCTCATACTGATCCATCCTTCCGAATGCGGATGAATGATAAGCGGTATTCCTAGTTTCTGACATTCGATACTGAAATATATATCGGTCATGTTAGTATATGGAAACCACGCCAGGGATGGCTTTACCGTATCGGAATGAAAAGCCATTACTCCGGTGCCAATCTCATGTACAAATGTGAGTGGATAGCCCAGCGGATAACTGAATATTTTTGCGATATCGAAATAGTAGGAACGCGAAGGCCGGGTGGTGTGAAAATTGCGGCCATGATTACTTACTACAGCCTTACGGTGAGCCCGCTCAATGGTACCAATCATCTGATGCACATAGTCATCAGGGTAGATTATTTTATCATCAACCGTGAAAATATATCCCTGTATCTGATCAACCTTGTAAAATTTGCCTACATCGCCAATGTTTCCAATGCAGTTGTGGCTGCGATAAAGATTAATCTTAGGATGGTTGAGAAAAGAAGGAACCTGCTCAAAATTATTTAAATAAATATTGAGCAGGTCGCACTGTGGAAGAATGGTATTGATGGTATCCTGTAAGGCAATTATCCGCGATGGCATTGATGCCATGTTGAATGTAACCTTTTCGCTGTTAAACATACGATCAGGATTTACTTTTTATTTTCGGGTTTTTTAGCCGCCAGAATTGGCTCAACCTTTATTTTGGAAGTACCCGAAATAATGCCAAGTTTAATCAAGGAGTCGCGAGTTTCGACCGACACAGGAGCCTCCAGGTCAATCATTTGATCGACACGTTTTTTTACTTCAGCAATACGCTTTGCTTTTTTCTTTTCGTCGAGACCAGGGATGGCTTTAATTCCGTTGCTTATGTAGGAGCGGCAGGCGTTAATTTCCTTGCTGATGTCGAGCACGGTTTTAGCGGTTGCTTTGTCAGGTACCTTTTCGCAAGATTTAATAAAAGCGTCGAGTCCGTTCCATCCTGCAGCAATGATATCGTCAGCAGCAATAAGTTCGGCACGGAGCTCACCACGCTGCTCATCGCTGGTGGCTAGTTTCATTTTTTCGTGATAGGTACGCGATATCTTATAAGCCTCAGCAATGCCATCGTATACTTTGCGCTGATCATCAGGAAGTTTTGCCGGATCAATTTTATTAAATTCCAGATATTTAAAATTCTCTTCGCGGTCGAGGATGGCCTGGGGCGATAATGATTCTTTGATGATGGTTTTTACCCGTGATTTATCGGGCTTCAGTACCGGAAATTTCAAAAGCCGGTTGAGCTGGTAATCCAGAACTTTTAAATTTTTCTTGCGATCAAGTTGCAGAAACACTGCCCGGTTTCGCGAATAGATGGAGAATAGCTCCAGCCCTTTCTGGAAATCGCGGTTTTCGTCTGCAAGCCATGCGCTTATTTCTTCGTGTGGTGTCATGATATAGATTTTTTTGAAATAAAGCCCTGCCATCGTCCGACGGCAGGGCATTCGCGTAAATACAAGCGGTAATCTAGCTTACGGGAGTGGGAGTGAAAATTCCTGTTTCGCAATCGAGTGTACCATCTTCGAGTTCCAATATACCGGTATAACCTGGCAACGGAGTTTCGCAAGGAGATTCAACTTCGAACGTGATTCCTTTTTCGGAACCAGGTTTATCGCCTGAGTCGCCTTTGATGGTTACGGTTACATCATAATCATCATCGCCAAGCATCACATACCGGATTTCGCTACCGGCAGGAATACGGGCAATCATAATAATGTTGGAGTTAATGGTCTGCTTAGCATTGCTGCGTGCATCAACACCAATATCGGGGAAACTGAATGTTCCTTTGTTGAGAAACATTTTGTGATCCTTTTCGCCAAGCGGCTCCCAGTACACTTTTCCTTTTCCCTGGGTAGAGTACATTTTGAGGAAAGTTTTACCTGGCATCATTTCGAAGTCACCGGCCACATTTATGTTTTCAGCAGCGGTTAAAGGATCTGATACAATACGGGGTATAGTCCTGATCCAGGATTTAGGTGCCCAGTAAATTTCTTTGCGGATTCCGGATGGGTTGACTTTACCGTCAGCCCAATCCATGGTTTTAAATAATTCGCCCACGATTAGGATCCTCCTTCTTCAGTACTGAATTTAACAACACACATAAACCTGGCGTCGAGGGTATCGAAACCAACACCAAAATAGCTCATCATAAAGAACTGAACCAGTTTCGGATTATCGCAACGGCGTATTTCTACGTCTTCCTTGTCGCTTTCCTGATCAACTCCTACAAGCATATTATCGCGAACAGTGAAGTACAGGTAATCCTGGTCTTCCATGTTATCGAGAGGAACCAATGTACAGCGACCGTTGGATCCAAGAAGCACCTTCTGTTCGAAAGAAGTATTGAATGGAACGTGGCCCATTTCGACCTGATACCAGTCTTCGTACATTTCGAGTACTGAATATGGCAGGTACAGATTAACTTTCTGCTTTTTGAGCAGTTTGTGAAGGCTACGGTAAGCAGCTTTCAGTACTTCTCCGCAATTGAGCGCGGTAATAGGCTCAGCAGATAAATCCTGGTAGTTTTTCTTTGCAATGGTAAGCTTATTGGCAGTAACTGCAGCAGCAGCTAAAGTTGAGAATCCATTGAAAAGATCGGCTGTAGTGTCGCCGTCAGGATTGCGAACAGCGGTAAACATGCTGTCGTATAATGCTTCACCTACTTTTTTAGCCATTTCCAAAGAAACCATCTTAGCGATTTTACGATCGGAAGGTTTAACATTGGTTTTTTCGGTGTAAAGGGTTCCGAGGATAGCCTGCGGGTCAAATTCCTTAACAACGTCGCCCAGGTAGGTTTCCCATTCAAAGGCATCGATTGAGGTATTGTCGGAGGCACCCTTTTCGGTACGGTATGGGCGAAGCTGAGCATCGGTGGAAAGAGTTCCGCCAACGATCTTCCCCTGTATACCTATGCGGATTGACATAACCTGCAACACTTCGTTGAGGACGGCAACCGGCATGGTAAGAAGTTCTTTGCGGTACTGGGTACCGGCATCGATCAGGTTTTGAGTGAGTGTAATTGACACGGTTTATTTGGTTTTAAAGTGAGTTTCAACGAGATCGTTATACGTGTTAAAGAAATCTTTGCCCGAGGCATTGACATCGTTAGCATCGTTATCGGTTACAGCAGCTGCGGTTTCGGCACCAGCGCCGGCGGAGAGTTCGGCAATGCGCTCATTGGCTTCCTGAAGCTGGCCTTCAAGTTCAGTGATGCGTGGTTGCTGATCGTTTGTAGCATCAAGCTGCAGCTGCAGGTTTCCTGCGTCCGTTTCGGCAGCTTCTAGAGCAGCTTCAACCGCTATGGCCTGATCGGCAGTTAGCGTGATTGAGCCATCGGAGCTTTCGAAAGCATCGACGGCAGCGGCTTTTTCCAGCCGCTTCAATTCGGGTTTATTCATAGTATTTGAGGGTGGATTAGAAATGGCTGATGGAAGGGAAGCCAGTTCGGCCACGCGCTGAAGCGCCTGATCGAACGAGGAAATGCTGTCGATAAGGGTACCAACAACATCCTGGGCAAAGAAGACCTTACCTGTGAACTGATCTTCAGTTGCATTCGGACGGTTGGATTTTACGTTATCGATAAACTTGTCGGCAAGCGGAAGCAAAACTGTATTTTGGTATTCCTCATAATCACCAGCCCGAAGTTTATCGTACATTTCAGTTTTATGAGTGCTCTGCGGAGCTGTAACCACATGAAATACGACGCCTTGCTTTTCGAGAGCCGGCTGAATATCAGTAAATGTCAACATTACGCCGATGGATCCGACCTGGGCGGTAGTGTTATTGGCATGAACTTCGTCGCAGTTGCTCACCAGCCAGTATCCGGCCGAAGCTGCAAGATCGTCGATAAATCCTACTATCGGTTTTTTGGTACCTTTAATGATGGCACCCAACTCTTCGGTACCTGCAACGGTTCCACCAGGTGAATCAACAACCAGCAGAATTCCATCCACAGCCGGATCGCGATCGGCGGCCTGGATCCAACCACCCATAGATTTCATTCCGGCCGGACCGCAATACTGATCATGTTTCATAACCGGACCGGTAATGTTGATTACCTGGATATGCTTTACATCGTTGTTTTGGGATGCAGCTACACTTCCGGTAGCAGAACGACGAGCTATGATATCGTGCATAGTTGGCAAAGCAGGTTCGCCACGCTCGAAGGCAATTTTAGAATCGAAAATACTGGAAATTAATGACGAACTTCCTAAAACATATTCCCGGGAGATTGCCCAGGGTTCGTTAAGAATAGCCGAAATTAAGTGAGGATGTACCATTGTTGCATTTTATACAACAATGTTACTTACGGGTAGCTAACTATTAAAGGACGGTATTTCTGAAATCACCGATCCGGCCACTGTTGGGCAGGTGATCTTTATATCCCATCCGAAAGCCACTCCGGGATTAGGCCCGATTTTTTTAACGCTGGTAAACAGGGCTTTCTCCTGATCGTTGCCGATGGTGTGGTAATGGCCTGAGGCGTCGCGAACCCGGTAAATGGCAGGGTTATGGTTAAGGGTGTCGACAATTCCGGTTTTTGAATCATCCATGTTCGGTATGTATGCCGATACTTCAGCCAGGAAGATGGTACCTGCCCGAGTTTTTGATGAGGTTTCGGATAAGAAACCTGAATTCTGCCTGATGGGGATATTGTTATATTCGGCGTTTTCGGAAAACTTGTATTCTAGCTTGACGATGATCATGGCGGTAATTTTTGATTTTTAGCAATGATTTGTCCATATATAAGGGACAAATCATTGCTTTATTTTTTAACTATATGTATCCGAACTCTTTAGCTGATTTTAAGAGCCACGAAACACTTTTTTTGCGCTTACGGTACTCATCTTTTTTCACGGCTTCGTATTTTTCGTCACCATAAATGAGCATAGTGAAGAGTGAAATGATAGTTTTTTTGTTCATCCCCAGGTCAATATTTCCGGTATAAATCATGCTGCGCGAATCCATGTACGCAAGTGATTCGATGGCGTCACTGATCCTGGCTACATCCTCATCGGAATAGTACATGAATTTATATCTTCCCGAGTCGGTTCCAAAGCTCGGCATAATGAGCTTTACATACGTGCGGTCTTTTTCCAGGTGAACCGGGAAATTCTTAAAACGTACCCGAGAGAAAAGAAACTGGCCAAGGGCTTCACTGCGGTTTATTTTTATTGGCTCCGTATCGGCATCAAAAACAAACTTGAGATAATTCAGGTACCAGGGTTTTCGGAGTTCGAAGTTAACAGTTCGGTAAGTTACTGAATCAATGCTCATCATATAAGAATTATATGGCAAAGATGCAATACCTGATTTAAAAATTTTACACCAAAAATAAATATCTGAATAATGAATGCGAATAATTAATGATGAAGTGACAGAGGGACTATGTTAGAATCGATAAAATTTTAGTACGGTAGTGCTTTAGTACGAAAATTTTTTTAAAATATTGATAATCAATTAACAGTGCAAAAGTGCGGCGCACAAACCTGATATTAGTACGGAAAAGTGCAGATTAGTGCAAAATTAGTACGGTTTTGAACCTTTGTAATAAATTAAGGTTCAAAAAGATATATAATATAAAAATTAGTACGTACGAAAGCACGAATTTTTTACAGAATATTAATAAGTATTATTTTTAAAAAAAGTGTATAAAATAAAGAGTATATATATACTTAATAATCAGCGATTTATAAAATTTCATAAGTTTACTTGCACTAAAGTTCTTTGAAAATATAAAGGGGGTGCCGGGGGAAAAGCGGGTTTTTAAAGGAAAAGAAAAATAAAGGTGTACTGCTATCGCAGTACGGTTGCTTATAATAATCGCCCGATGGGCGATTATGGGAGCGGCAGGAGCGCAGTTTTAAAGGTATTCGCACTATCGTGCTCATATATTAAAAAATCCCGCTGAAGGGCGGGATTTACGTGATGGGAAGTGGGTATAACTCCCTAGCTATATAATAATAGCCAATAATATTATTTTAGTTATTCAAGTCCGGCACATCCGCTATTTTAACTGCAATTGAAGGTTTGCCAACTTCTCTTTAATTATTTCAGCAATAACCTCATTGTGTTCGTAACTGCTAATTGGTTGCGCCTGGATTCTTTCAGCCATCCTTGTGGCGTAATCTTCATCTACCGGAGTCATTCCATAAACAGATGTAGGTAGTTGGTACTTAGTAAATGATGGGCATTTACTTGTTTTAGGAACATCAATTCTTACAAATGATTGACCGGCTATAACCTGTTCAGTTACTTTGCCTGATAATACGTTGTGTCCGAACAGCTCAACAACTGCCCATGTGTCAAATTTTACGTTTTCGGTTTCCATTTTTTATTTATTGATTTATTTGTTAGTTTGGCATTATTGCCAATAATTTAAATGCGTTTAGATGATAATAATACTGGTCATAGCTCACAACGCTAATCTTCAGCATCATCGAGTTCCTGTTGGCTTGGGATTCTCATGTCTCCATTTTCGTAAAGTCTGTCAATGATAATTATGCATAAACTAACCATATCGGCAAGCTTATTCATTTGCAGTTTCCCTTTGTTAACTATCAGGGCAAATTCAATAATCTCTTCATCAGTAGGTTTTATAAAACGCTCAGCTGGAGCATTCCCTTGGCTGTTTTGGTAAGGTGCCTGGTCTTCCATATTGTTTTGTGTGGGTTTTATATCTCCTCCCAGAAGTGTTTTTTCGGTTTCGTCGATGGGTACAACATCAAAATTCCTGTACCATACGTCGGCTATGTCCATTATATCATAATTATTACAAGCGCCCAAAATATGATTATTGCGGCCAGGAGGCACAAACATCCCGGTCGCGATGTTTCACCGCGATAATCGATATCAACATTGTCGGATATAATTTTTACGATTTTCATACAGCTTTATTTAAAGTGCCTGACAATTGAATAGTTTCGAAGTGAAGGCCATTGGCCAGCATATATTCGATTGTGGAACCGTTAGAATTGTCGGTCCAGTTATCGAGGTAGTAAATCTTATTGCAATGCTTCATCATCTCCATAATGCAAAGGCGCATTGCCATGTTCCAGGAGCATGTTTCGGGAACTATTGTAGTGGGATTGATGCATTTGTACCCGGCGCCACGCAGGCGCTGTTCAGCGGCTTTAAAATTGGCCACATATTCGGCCCTGGGTAATCCGGTAATCTTTCCGCAGATATATACATAGTCGTCGCCAACAAATGGCTGAAGCTTATGCTGCACAATGAGGAGCATAAGGTTATCGATAAGTTTTGGAGCCATGTCGATGATAGCTGCAGGATCGAGGCGGCCATCCTTAATGTCGATTATGCCATGTATGAGTGTTTCAACTGTCATTTTCCGGGATTGTTATATTTCTTTTTTGTGAGGTGCCAGGTCCCGCACACATCGCATTTATATGCGCGCTTTGGTATTTTTTTGCTTCGCTTGCAGTTTTCAGCGTTGGGCGAAAGCGCCATCCTGAGCGCGCGATGCGCACCGGCATACGAGTAACTCACTTTTTCGCAGACGTGTGTATTGTCCAGGATGGGTTGTGTGTGCTTTTTCACTGTGGTTAAATCAAAAGTCGTGTTGCTGAAAAGTAGTAACCGGTTCCCATTTATGGTTCAGTTTCATCAGGGTGAAATCATCGTTAAAGGAGATATCGCCGAACAGATCGCAGGCAAGAATTAAAAATGACAGGCAATGGAAAAAGTGTTCCCAGTCTTCGGGCTTAACTTTCTTTTTTAAATCGACTATACGGCCGGGTTCCATGGTTATAATAAACCTGTCGATTTTATTGAAATACTCCAGCTGATCACCGGTAAGTGTTTCGCGCCAGGCTATGGCATCGGTTAAATTGGTAAACATCACCGATCGTGGATCGGCAAGCTGGGCAGGATCGGGTTTAACTACACTTAATGCCAGTACTGAGGTAATGGCGGGACCTGTAAATTTTTGGGCAATGGCTGTCATGGCTTTTATGAATTGATATAATTTGCATTAGCAACTGTAAAATATTCGATTCCGCCCGACTTGTCTTCGCCTGGTTTGCCCTCGATGGGATCCTTATGCGGATTAAACTGTAGTTTGCGGAAATTGCAGTAGGCGATAAGTTTCTTTTTGAACTTGAAAGGGTTTACAAACTTGCGTTCCTGTGGGTTTTTGTCATGAAAATCGTTATATATTTCGGAGCGCTGTATGCGGCGGTTAATGTTATTGTTGCGGATATCTTCGGTAGCTATATCGTCGCCGGATCCATAATATTCATCGGCCCAGGTAAGGAAGCTTTCGCCAATAAACTGACGGATGCGCCGGAGCTCCAGTCGCTCGATTGGTCCTTGTATGAGTCCGGTTCCGTTAATGCCCCAACCCATGCGGGCGGCTTTAAAATAAAGCTGCAGGCATCGGGCCATAAAGTTGTAAAAGAGGTTCCATTGCTTTTCGTCCCATTCATCAAAGAAATTGACACCGAAATCTTCAAGCGGTTTGTGTGTATCGTTGTAGTAGTCGCCGAATGCAATCTGGAACTGACGATCCTTGAATGAGGAGCTGTCGCCGTTGATGGCATGGTTTGTTGTCATGTAAATTTTAGGGGTATCGCGCTCAGCCAAAGTAAATTTCTTGGATCCTTTGCTATTGATGGTTATTTTCCCGGTGATTACCGGGAAGAAGAATTCGAAATCGACATTGGCACGAACGTCGTCGAGAAATATGTTATCCGTTTTTTCGTTTACCTCTTCCCAGATGAAGATATCTTCGGTAAGATCCTTTGCTTTTGCAGCTATGTAGGTTTGCACAATTACCTTACCCAGGGCAAATCCAAGAATTGATTTACCTGTACGGCCATTGCTGTCGCCAATTTCGCTGATACGTCCATCCATAGCAACTACAGCTTTTTCGCAAGATTTATCGCGGTATTTATGCAGCAGGTACCCGATAGCCGTCATTTTTGAAACGAAATGCAGGTTTGTTTCCAGCCGGTCGCCAATGGAACGTTCGTCAACCGGCAGCGGCCGGCGTGTGTATGCATCGAGGATTTTGCGCCAGAAGAATTCGCCTGTATTGTAAATAAACTTTAAAAAATGGCATTCCTCAGCTTCGGGCGATGGCACTACATCGTATTGCCCAAGGAAAATACTGGTTGCATCCGGATCCGGAAGCGCCATTACATCTTTCTCTTGTATGCGCGATACTTTTATAAAGTTTTCGGGCAAAAGTTTGGCATCGAAATCATTGATATTTTCCTTCCAAACATTATACTGCAATTCGTTGAGCGGATGCTCCTCAATTCCATCGGCGGTAATCTTCCAGAATTTATCGCGAAAAAACAATAACTGGTAGTTTTTATCCGAAGTTTCGAAATGCGGATGCATGAAATCGATCTGGCCGAGTGAGTCGGGGCCGAAATAAGATTTACCACCCCGGTAGAGCATATTCATTACATCCACCAGATCGCGTTTCTCGAGGATCTCTTTTGTAAAATCGTTTACAAAGTCGCGGATCTGATATGGCTCCAGCACATCAACTACCTTGTTTTCGATGCGGGCAAACTGAAACTGCCTATTTGCCATTTTGAGGCGGCCAAAACCACGACGTTTAAGGAAATTATAAGCATACATGTAATTGAAGTGGATTTCGCGCCGTACGTTTCCAAGGCGATCTTCGCGCTCTATGATTTCCCAGTACTGTTCGTCTTCGGCAAGTGGCTGAGCCGGTTCAATTTTGCCGGCTTCGTTGAATCGCCATTTGTGTTTCCCGATCGAAAATTCGGGCAAATGAATAAGTTCGTCCTTGTATTTTGTTGAAAAGGATTCGGCGCTTTGCAGTTCCCAGAATTCGAGTAGCTTGAGATCGGAAACTGTGGTGATTTTGTTGAGCTGGATGTACTTGCCTGAACCGTTTTTCTCGTTAATGGTTGAATTGATATCCTCAAGCAAGGCGCGTTCGTTACCGGCCAGGGTATTAGCCAGTAAATCATCGAGGCCCTTATCGTTTTTCTCGTTGGGTTTTACGTAAGCAAAATAGGTTTCGAGGTAAATGCCCTGGTTAATAAAGGTTTTGAAATACTCGCGGAAATTACGGACGGCATAATAAAAATTGTACGGACGTTTATCAACCCGGTCACCTGGTTTAAGATCGTTACTGAGCTGATCCCAATCGGAGTCGAGCACAAAAATAACTTCATCAATTTTGCAGCGCTGAATAATAAGTTCCAGTTCGTAAGGTAGCCGACCTTCGGAAGCAATGTTCTGAATGCCCATGATACCCACGCTCATAAGGCCGTGAATACAGGCCTTCTGTGCCTTTTTTTCGCCTTCCTGAATGAATAGTCGTTTTAAAACTCTGCCGTCCTTGTATGCATCGCGCAGCTGCTGAGGGATGAAAATATGAGAGCCGCTACCATAAGGCGAACTGTATTTCATGGGCTTGCCAGCTTTATCCTTGTGCAATTCCGGATTTTGCCAGCGAACGCGGAATAATTGTTCCGATTTGCTCGATTTGGGCTTGGTGAACATAACCGGGTGCCCTTCGAGATCGTAATACCAGATGATCATATCATCACCGGTGGCCAGCTTGCCATATTGATCGCGGGTACCGGATTCGAAAACATCGACTATGGTAATTTTATCATCATCCACCTGCTTTGCTTTCTGATCCTCTTCGCTGATCCCTGAGGCTTTCATCATGCGATCGCGGAAGGTTTCGATGGCAGGTTTATCAGCACGTTTCTGCGGTCCGCGCGGCTTTGGTGTTTCGTCGATGGCGATGTTATAAAGCCCGGCCACTATTTTCAACGCTTCAGGGAATTTAACCTTTTTAAAGTCCATTACAAACTGAACTCCCGATGCGCCATGGTAATCGCAGCTAAAGCATTTGTAAATCTGTTTGGCTTTATTGATCCTTAATGCATCTTTTTTGAGACACGACGGGCAGTCGCCGGCCATTTGAGAGCCTTTTTTGGTAAGCGGGATAAAATAGCCGATAACCTTGGTTAATTCGGATTCGCGTAATATCTGATCTTTAATTTCGGTAGGAATCATGGAAGTAAAAAGGAGTTATGCGTTTGGGTTAATGGATTAGGATGGGCGGCCGGTGGTGCTGAGAACTTTAAAGGATATTACCCAAACCCAGGGGTTTTGATTGAAGGATTCTTCCCCGTTTATTTTCATCCATAATGAAAAAAAAGAACCACGCGGTGTGGCAAATGATCCAGCAAATTCCTGGTAATCATAATAGGCTTCATTTGGCTCAATTACTTTAATGCCTTCTTTCAGGGAATCTTCGTTGGTTATGTTTTGCAGGCGCTCTACACTGATATTAGTTATCTCAAGCCAGATTCTTGCGGCTGCTTTGGGCATAAACAGGGATGATCTTTTATACCATCCTATTGTTTCTGATCTTCCGGTTTTAATGCGAAGGGGAGGATTATCCTGATATTTATAGTTGAAATCGGTACCAGTTAAATCTTTGAATCTAAATTTTTGGGATCCGCGTTTTGAAAATCCATTCACCCATTGGCCATAAGCAAAGAAGGATTCTTTTACCCAAAGCAGGTTACCCGGTGTTCCGTATTTGCATTTTACTTCAATAACCTCATCAGGTTTAGGATCCAAGTTAACGTTAGGGCAAAATGTATATTTACCGCTAGCATGAAGTACTAATGATTGAAAGTAGTGATCGGTTAGTTCCGGTTTTACTATTCTCCTAGTCATTGTTTTATTACCGGCAATGATGGCCGCCACCATAGGAGTGCTGAATAATATAGGGGATTCGTTCATGATTTATATTTCATTTACCAGGCTGATTGCTCTAATAATTCAGCCAACATGTTTTTTAAAAGTGTTATTTGGTTGCTGTGCTCTTCTGTTTTCAGACTTTTTTTAACAGAGCTTTCGTAAACGGTTTCTTCTACTCTTTTCAAAAGGTTTTCATGTTTTTTTATCCGCGTTTCAAGCAGTTCTATATACATGGCAACCTCTTTTTCACTTAGAAATAAATGTACCGGATGACGTTCAGGAGTATCATCAAAAAATTGTTCTTCTTTTGGTCTAGCCATCATGATTACGGTGCATTAATTTTTAGCCAGGTAAAGGGATAAGCTGAATACTTCCGAAATTGAATATTGTATTGTGCCGTTTTCATCCTCGCGGTCCCATGAGCTTAAATATAGCGGCTTGCAGCGATGGTATTTTTGATTTAGCTTGTCGATCCTGTCAAAGAACTCAACAGTAAAATCTAACTTTTCTGATTCAATAATGATCCTTCGCTCCATATCGCGGGCAATTTCTTTAGCTTCTGCCTGTAGTTTGTTTTTAGCGCTCCAGTGATCAGCAGTTATTTTTGAGAAATATCTTTTCATATCAGGGAATTATTACATTGTTGAAAATGGAAAATCTTATATAAGCCTAGTTGGTAATCAGGATCCCGATGCGGGGAGATATAGATAGTTTCGCCAAAACAATCAAGCGGTATTAGTCCGCCGGTTTCTGTGGTTTCGTCACTTTTTTTGACTCATATCTATTTCTTTGGTAGCATTTAGCTGAGCAAAAATCTTTATATCCGCTTTTATCATACTCGGATCCACAAATACCACATTTATTCGTCACCTTGGGTTTTTGGCTCCGGAACCGTTGTTTTTTCTTCCGGTTTTTCATCGTCAGCAACTGGTGTTAATTCTTCAGTTGATACAGTGGAAATGCGCTCAATAAGTTTTTCGTAATTGGCAATCTTGTTTCGTAGATTATCAATTGTTTCTGAGTTTTCGGCGATAATCTGGAGTAGATTTTTATCTGAGCCTAATTGGTCCAGGAATGGCATATCAATCTCCCAATTCAGATCCTGGATAAAGTTGGCCAGTTCGCTGGCTGAATCGATTTGAAGTTTTAATGTGAATTTCATGGGTATCTTTTTTGAGGTTTATTATTCAATGGTTCTGTCGTCTATATACTTTTCAGGATGTTTTGTTACCGAAATATTGATCCTGGCATAGGCTTCAGCTTCAGTTTTATATTGTAGGCTGTTAACCCAAGTGGGCCATCCGTTTCCTGAAAAACTGGCAATTACATAGAAGTTTCTGTTTCCTCCTCTGCGGAGCATGGGACGTAAAATGGTTTTTCCCTGCTTGAGTAATTCGTTTCGTTTTTCTGTAGGTTTCATAATTTAACCGGTACTAAAATGAATTTCTTGTCTACTATTTCATAGTCCTGCGGCCAGATTGAGCAGTTATAAGTAGTACCATAGCAGCGTTTTTCAAAATGCAGGCCGCCAGTTGTTGATAATGGGTCGATGGTGGCTTCTACTTCGTCGCCAGGTTTGCAACCGAGCGCCAGCAGCTCCCAGTCAATTGAATCTTTAAGTTTTATCAGCATGTGTAAATTGGGTTTTGGTTGTATTATTTATTTCGCCTCTTTCTACCATTATTTCCCGGAGCCGGTTGCGTTTGAATCCGGAGGCAATATCTTCGCTCCATATCCGTTCGTGTTCGTCGCAAAGGCCAATTGAAATTGAATTGCTTCCTTTTTTTACTGACTGTCCGCAAAAATGGCATGTACGGAAAGCATCGTTTGTGCGCCAGTCCCAGGTCATATTAAAAGAGGTGGCTAAAAACTTTTTTTGCTTCAGGCGTTTCGCTTATATCGTTGCCATAATTGGCTACAGATTCAATTATCTCGTTGGTAACCTCCGAGTGAATTCCTGATGATTTACATATTCCGAAAAATCCGCGTTTTGCCATGGCTGGCCATTCCCATGCAACATATATTCGGAATCCTTTAGCTTCAGGAATCAATACAATGCCCCCTATAGCCTTGTAACCAAGCAGCTTATAATTATTCGATTTTGTTTTAACAGAGTCCATAATGATCTATTTTGTTTGCTTAAATTGTTTGCGTATGCGTACGCAAAGCCACACCAGGTTATTTACCTGTTTACAGGCATCATCGTGTGAAGGATGATTTTTTGAGGGGATAAGGCTGATTAGATCGGCCTCATGATCGAGGATGTAGTTTGCCATCCCGGATAAATCCATAACTGTTGAAATGGCAATAAATTCGTTTAGGTTGTTGTAGGCTTCGTTTTTACGACGGGTATCCATATACTTCCCAAACAGATCGTACTTTTCAACATCGGATATATAGCGGCGTACGGATGCAAGTATTCGTCCGGAGAGCTCGTTTTTACAAAATGCATCGGCATGTAGTTTACTCCAGAAAAATGCCGGTATTTCAGTGGCCAGGACACGCCATCCGTATCCATCGGCTTGTACATATTGGTCTAGCATAATGCCTACTTGTTTTCTTTAATGATTTTGCGAAACTGATCGATCATTTCATTTGCCTGCTGATTTTCGGCAATCAGCTTTTTACGTATTGAAATATTGTAGGTATGCTGTAGTGTAGCCAGGTTGGCAACTACCAGCACTTCGCAGGATTTTTGAAGTAGGTGTAGATTTGATTTGGATGATAATGGTAAGGTTATCATACTATAAAATTTAGGTTTAATTGCAGCTGATTATCTACAAGCTCATCGATATCGGTTTGTATATCGCTTTTTAGTTGCTTTGCCTGTTCGAGGTTTTGCTTTAAAAGATTACGAACCGGGCATGTTGGCGGTATTCTATTAAGATCCTGCTCTATTACACGGATTACCATTTTAGCATACTGGAGCTCAACATTAAGATGTTGGTATCGCTTTACAATTTTTTCGGATTCGGTTATCATAGCATTTCGCAGCTTATGATGGTAATTGGCGTTGTGCACTTTTTGCGAAGCTTTGCTTTGGCTTCGTCTTCGGTTCTGATGCCGTCAACATCATATTCGCGGGGATACGTTTCGCCATTTACGTCGATAGTGTAGTTAATGCGGCATTTTCGTTTTTTGCTCATAATTGTTGCTTTTAAGCGTGGGGACGCGGTTATATAATTTTGTTGGTATAGGCGTAATTGAGCAGCAATCTGTCGGGGTGAGGATGCCCAGTAAATCCGAGTTTTCGATAAATATTATTAATGTGATTGTGTACGGTTGCTTTTGAAATAAATAGCTTTTCGGCAATTGAATCGTCGGAGCTTCCGCGAATGAATAACCTGACTATTTCCAGTTCACGATCGCTAAGCGATGTTTCGCTGGTGCAGTAAATATCCTTGCACTTATGCCTGATCGGGCAAGGAACACGTTCGGTTGTAAGATTGAAATCTTCATCTATATCAGCATGCCCATCACGTGTTGAAAAATTGCATGAGGCAAATTGGTAGGCTCTGTTAAATGCAAACTGGGGACCATATCCACACTCTTCGCAAAGTGCTTTATATGCACGTGGACGCATAGTTGCAATTGCTGAATCAAATTTTTGTACCTGATCGTTACTCCATTCGTCAAGCCGTTGAGTGTTACCCATCACGATATCTTCTGACATGAGCGTTGTTCGGGTTTCGTTCCAGTATATTTCGAAAGGCATGCTAAAATATTTTTGAGTTTTCTTGATTGATTTGATCTACTATTTTTTCAATTGCTTCGCGTTCAATAGCTGACCAGGAATCAGCATTTATTTTGTTGTAAAATGTTTTTAAGGATATTTCGAGTTTTGCGCATATTCTTTCGCGCAATTCTCCCTGAATGGTAAAGAAGCTTTTATAGTAGTCCGTGAAGTTTATTTTTTCAATAATAGTTTTCATTGTCTTGATTTGTGCGGTTAAATGTTGTAATTTCTACACACAAATGTAATATGAAAAAGCCATATTGCAAGAAAAATCTTTCAATATGGCATAAAAATATTGCAATTTAGAATTAATCTAAATGTAAGTGTATGAACTACAGTAAGATTAGGATTTTACAAACTCAAAAAAATTTGAGTGATCGTAAATTTTCAGCCAGTATTGGCATGAGTGGTCCGGGATTTAAAACCATGATGGAGAAACAAACCTGTGGTGTTGAATTGCTTGAAACTATTTGCAGGGTTTATAATTTACCCATTAGCCATTTCTTTGAAGAAAATGAATTTTATGTTTCGGAACCTGAGACACGGTATGGCAGGTGCAAGGAATGTATAAAAAAGGACGGTCAGTTGGAAATGTTAAAGGAACAACTTGAAAAGAAGGATGCTGAAATAGCAAGAATGAACAGAGAATTAGGAAGGAAACATCCAGGAGAGAGCGCCAAAGTTGGCTGAAATGCGGGTAATTTTTCAAAAATCTTATAGTCTTTTAGGATTATTTTCATTATATATCAAAGATTACATCAGCCAGCTATAACGTACCGCTTTCAGACAGATTAAAGACATTATAACCAAAAACATACAAAACAGACAACAAGTAAATAAGTGATTATCAATTAACTAATCAATGATAACAAGGTTCCCGGCAGCTCCACAGATAAATGTAATATACAGTACATCAGTCTATTATATTTATTGTCTGTGGTTTCAGACAAGAAAAATGTTCTTTTTCAGACAGTTTGAGCGTGGGGACGCAAAAAACTCAGATCATGAAAAAGATTATTGATGTGGTTTTACCTTATCTGGTAAACAAGGATCCAAATGCCTGGTATGTTGAATACCGGTGCTATTACGATAAGACTTGTAGACTGGAGCGTTTCAGGCATTACAAGGGGTTCAATCAGCTTAATTCAGAGGCTGAACGGTTGGATCATGCTAAAAATTTAATAGATTTTTATAAGCAAAAAATTTTATCAGGATGGCGTCCATGGCTTAGTGATAAGCATCTTTATCGCGACGAAATTCAATATCATAATGTTCTTAAAAGGCTTGGGGATGATAGAACTGACGATTCTCAACTCAGAAGATATACATCTGCATTCCTGGCGAAACGTAAAAAGGAACTTAGCGCGAAATCCTATGCTTCTTATCTGAGCAAAACCAGAATTTTTATTGAGTTTCTGGAAAACTCCGGAAAAGGTAATCTTCTTATTTCGGAGATTAATCAACCCATTGTTTCGGCATTTTTTGCACAGCTTATCGATGTCGAGAAATTGGATAAAGTAACCATCTTAAAATACAGGCAGAACATCGGCCAGATGTTCAAGTTTTTTAAACAGCAGAAATTAACGGATATATATCCTCTTGAAGATTTACCAAAAGGCAGGAAAACAAAAGATCATGCCGCACGTCCGATTGCTGATCACGACTTGCTCAGATATTTGAATTATGTTAAAATAAACGACTCTCAGCTGTTTCTGGCCAGCTTGTTCGAAATGCTTTTATGTGCACGACCTGGTAAGGAAATCAGATTAATGAAAATTAATCAGCTTGATATATATAATAAAATTGCATATATTTCGCTAGGTGACGGTAAAACAGGTAACAGGAGCGTAACAATTCCCAATATGTTGGTTGAATTGATTCAACAATATAAGATTACCAGTTTGCCCGGTGAATTATATATATTTGGGAAAGGCGGCGGACCGGGTAATATTCCGGTTAGTGAAAATCATTTTGGAAACAGGTTTAGGGAAATCAGGAAAGAATTGAATCTTCCGGCGCATTATAAATTCTATTCGTTTAAACATACAGGCGCCGGCAAGTTGCTGGAATCAGGAGCCACTTTTCCTGAATTAATGAATCACCTGGGTCATACTTCTATCGAAAGTACAATATCATATGTAAAAAGGCATTTCGGTGAGCGTTCACAAAAAGTACTTGATTTCAGTCCTGAAGTGCTAAAGCACTTTATCAGTAATTAAAAATACGGCCACGTTTCCGCCAGCCGTTCCGAAAGGTGATCAGGAAAACTATTTCTTCTTTAGCCGGATCTTCCAATACATATTTATCCATGCAGTTCGATTAATGATATCGAAGCTTGCTGTGTAAAGGTTATCCTTTTTTGTATTCAATGCCAATGTAGGCGCAAGTCCAACTTTATCGGTCCATCCTCCGACTCCGATTCCTGCATAAACTTTATTCCTGGCTTTCGGGCAATTGCAGGGAACCGGTATAGAATCCGTAATATGTACGGTTTCCGTCAAAATATTTATTTTGGCATTCGCCTTCCGGCTCAGGATCCGGTTGCGTGATATTTTATCCTGAATTGCTATCGAGTAATTTTCTCCGCTCAGCGTATCATTGGCAATTTTGACAGCAAAATAGTCAGCAATAATATCCAACGTGTCGAAGGGTGCATCAGAATAAACAGTATCGTGAGTTACCAGCGCCGGAACATGCTCCGGAATGGTATCATGAACCGTAATAGTATCGTGGATGGTATCAACTGTATGCGAGCTGACAGTTTTCGGCTCAGGGGTACATTGTCTCTGAATCAGGAGAAGTATCACCAGAACGCAGCAAATTAACTGCCAGGAGTATTTCAGAATGGATTTCATGGATTATAAATATTTTTCGTCGGGATCCCGACAGACTGCAGCCACATTGGAACATTAAATGAAGGGCAGGCTTTCGCAGCAAATTGATTGTGCCCGGCGACAAGGATATCAGGATTCATCCGGATCATATCCTGAACGTACCGAAGCAAGCTTTTACGCTGTTCCGGAGTACGTGTATCCTTGGGTTGTTTGCCATCTTCGGTTAAGCCACCGGCATAAACTACATGACGGCTGATAGAGTTGATCCCGACAGCTCCGTTGGTGATCTCCCAGGGATCGACATTTCCATCCTCGTTATTTTTTACCAGGCGCTCAATGCCGCCGTTTAAATGAAACAAATCAGTGTACCCAACTTGCTTCCATCCTCTTCCCTGGGGAACCGGATCCAGATGCCAGTGCCGGATCTGATCACCGGTAACTTCACGGCCCTCGGGTGTGGCGGTGCAATGGATGACAAGGAATTTTAGTTTCATGGCTTGTTTCCTCTCTCCTTTAAAATTGTGATCTGTTGTTCGTGTTCCGCCAATTTCTTGGAGTGTTGGTTGAGCCGGCTATTAACAACCTCATGCGTTGATTTGCAATTTTCGCGAAAATCGGTAGTCTTAATCTTTTCGGTTTCAATCACGAGTTTGTGTTCAACAACAGAATCTTTAAGATCATTAATTGTAGTAATCAGGTTTTTAACGAAATAGATATTGCCACCAAGGAGCGAAACAATAACAAACCCAACAATACTGATAATTATTGTGACTATTTGATCGTTCATGAGTTCTACTGATCGTTATTTGGTTCCTGTAAATCCTTTGAAGTTGTTGCAAACTGCAGGAATGCGATTACAATCGGTAAGGTAACCACTGCATTCTGAAGCACCTTGTACAATATGGGTTGCTCAACCTGATTAACAATAGCCAATCCGGCTGTAACCGGCGCTAATATTGCACCCAATAAGATTTGAATTTTTTGCAGAGCTTTCGGCGTTTTGCTGATTAGTCGCTTAAAATAGTAATGTAGCGTTTTCATAGAATGATAGTTTTGAAGCAAAGTAATAATTAGAAATCACTTTGCTAAAGGACAAATTATACAGTATAAACATCAACATCAGCCACGCTCAGACCATTAGACTGCATATTTATCCTGATTTCGCCAACCAGAAAATTAAAGCCTTCGCCCTGGTAAACCTGATCGAACCTTAACTTCCGAAACTGTGCCCGTGTAAGGATGGCTTTGAGGGTAACCGGCTTGGTATCATAAGCAAGCCATTTTAGAAAATACTTGTATTGGTGATCAATAATTTTATCAGCTGAGAGTGTTATAAACCATGGCCTCATCATGGTGAAATCAGCAAAACGACAGGTGCCAAATGGGAATAACTGACCAAGGCTGTCACTATCCATCCCATTGTAATAAAGTACTTGCAGCCCATATTCAGAACAAAGGGAGTCTGGAAATCCTTCTATTATTCCAGGTTGCTCCATTTGTGGTATGGTCCACCATCGATCTGACGGAGCGGATAATGTTGTATCCTCCATTCGTGATGTTAAAACCGGACACAATTCGGATGTGTAAGTTAAATAAGGCTCAGATCCTTCGGAATAAATAAGCGGGAAATTCTTGCTAAAAAAATACCAGGTAAGTGAATAGGTTTCTGGATTGTATTGGTACACATAATATTCGTTGAGCGCCGTAACCAAATACATATCATTTATTGAATTTCCTGTTGATGGCAGGTTATTGATGTGTGCCACTTCACCCTTATATCTGAGTTTACTATTAAGTTCTTTAATTCTTTCGAGATATGAATCTGTAGACGCTTTTTTTAATTCGAACTTAATTCCATTATACTTAGATGACACGGTTACTTCCTGGTAGTCCAGTAGTGTTCCGGGGAATTTTACGGCAAGATTTGTTTCGCTGATTATGTGTTTTGTTCTGATATCTACAAAATCTATAGTACGCGAGTTATTATCAACAACAGGCATAAAACCCGTAAGAGTAGAAACATATTTTAAAAAATCACTCTGCGAAATTTCAGGAACATGGTCAATAAGGTTGAATGTTGATTTTATCGGCAAGATGCTTGTAGCTGGACCGCTGTAAGAATTTTCGACAAAAGAATTATATAAGACCATATTTTTGAAATAGCCGTCGAATGGGTTATTGCTTATGGTATAACCGGATTCTTCTGCTATTTTGCTGAGTATGCTTTTCATATAAACGAAAGGGGTAAACAAGTTGGCACAGTGTATAAACTGATCTTCAACATATCCGCTCAGGTAAAGCGGGAACGCCCCGTCTTTAAAATAATTAACAACCTGGCAATACTCGCTGTAAATTGTTTTAATGGAAAGGTTGTCGAGCATAAACGCATCATCGGGGAAATTGGCAAGTAAATTTTTATTATGAACAGGGAATATAGTATAATCACTTGCATCCTGGTCAAGATAGATTACATTATTAAATACATTGTCGCCATGAAAGTCAACAAAAATATCTGTTAACGTATAGCGAAGCAATCCGCTTTTCCTTTCTGCATAAATTGCCCAATAGAAAACATCTCCGCTAACTACTGTCTGATGGGTATTAATCGAATTTAAACCGTAAACCAAAGAGAATGCCTCGTGTATGCTATAATTTTTATACAACCTTATTTCGTAATTCTCTATATCTGTATTAGAAAGGTAAAAACGAAGGGAAATGTCAACTTCTCCATCTGTTTTTGCAGTAAATATTGAGCCATTGTTATTCAGGTTGTCGTTTAAATCAATATAGATTGTAGAGTAAAAGAATATATACAGAAGGGATTCCCCTTCATAAACAATAGTGTCTAAGTCTTTGTATGCGGCGCATCCAAAATCGGTAATAACTATGTCATCTCCCCAATCCAGATCCTTCAATGTTTTATCGGCCAGTTTCCCTGCCAGATCGCCATTATCAATCTTGCATGCTACCTCATAATTTTGTTTCGTTGCCTGTGTAACAAGACAGTTGCCAGCAAATCGCAGCGATCCATCAGTAATTAAATAAGGCATCTCTATGGTGGCCCGGCCATGACGTTGAGGCCTGTGAGCCTGCCCGAACACCTTGCGTATTTCGGGACCAGCCGGAACCGAAAAATTAAAAATATAGCTTCCGGGGATGTTGCCTTCATCTGTTAAAAATAAAGGTGATCGAAGCACAACAGGTAATTTTGTACCAGCCGCAATCGGTATCAAAACATTATTAATTAGAAGTTGCATGTTTGTCGTTTTTGATTAATTCACATAACCTTGCTTTGCTTTGCCCCATCATTGTCTTAATTGATCCTTCGCTGGTACCCAGCTTTTTGGCAATCTCTTTATACTCTAACCCGATCAGGCTTAGCTTGTATGCCTCACGTCGCATAGGGGTAAGTTTCTCGAGAAACCTGAACACGTCGCCATGCTCTCTGAAATAACCTTCAATTTCATCTGTAATCGAGTCAGTTTCCAGGTACGATTCAATCAGTACCAGTTTGCTAGCTTTTTTGCGTACAATGTTTTTTGCTATGCCAATAAGCCAAGTCATCATTGATACTTCGGGGAAAAGTGTATCGTGCCGGCGGAGCGCTGTAAACAAAGTATCCTGAACCAGGTCATTAGCATTATCGACATTACGGCACAAATGCGCAAGTACATAGCGGCGAAGCCCTGGTTCACATTCCTGTAACTTTTTATCGAAAGAAATTTCTCGCACCGTTTCCTTCATTATAAATTTTGCGTGTACCTTGCCTGATATAATTTCAATGATCAAATTTCGGTTGCAGGCATTTGCTATATGAATTAGACGTTTTATGTTGGGAATTCTTTTTCCGGATGCATACATAGAAATTGAGGCATAACTTAGTCCCAACAAACGAGCAAGACCGGTATTATTCAAGCCCTCTTCTTTTTGCAAACGGACAATTGCTTCGCCTATAGTCATAACATTATATTAATCCGGACTATTGCCCTGGCCGAAAGTGGTGGTTTTCCGTTATCAGTAACCTTCACTGTGATATTATAATATTTTATTTTCATACTATTGATAAACGCGGCATTCGAAACAGTGATTACTCCGGTTAGCGGATCAATTTTAAAGCTAGTATTTGTATTGCCGTTAATAAAAGCATATGTAAGCTTTTGCCCCTGATCAGGATCTGTTGCTACCACGGTTCCTATAACCTGGCCAACGGTTACTTTTTTTGCAATTGTAAATGTGTAATCAGCTTCAGGTACCGCTGTAAACAGCGCAAGCAACAACAGCATCAGTTTCATAGCGCATCACTTATCACGGGCGGCAGTTTATTGCCGGCACCATCTTTTTGCAGTACTACTTTACGGGTGGTTTTGGTATAAAGCCCGGTTTCGTCGGTGGCTTTTATGGTGAGGGTCCAGGTGCGCTTTAATACAAAACTGTCGTAAGCGGTTGCTTTTACTTTTATAATGCCCGAGCAGGGTGTAATGGTGAAAAAGCTGCCTGTGTTGCCCGCGGTAATGGCGTACACTACTTCGGTGCCTTCGGGATCGGTGGCTTGTATGCGGCCGATCTGGATGGTTTGGGCGTGCATTTTTGCGCATGCCAGCAGCAGCAGTATGGCAATGATCTTTTTCACTGTTTGTCGAAGTTTACAAACCAGAAAATCTTACGTATCACCTTATCCATACCCTTATCTGATCGGTAGTACCATTTACGTCCGGCGCCAATGGCGCAGGCTATGTCGTACACCGGCCATGCAAGTATTATGGCCAGCACAACAAACAGCCACATCACATCGGTATGTTTTAGCAGAATGCCCAGTATGGCAATAAAGCAGCCGCGTATACCCCAGCCAAATACATGCCATGTGTGACTCCAGGCGCCGTTTTTGGGATCTACCTCGCTGCGGCGTTTAAAGCCCTCGCGCAGTACCACCAGCAGCAGGCCCAGTAATATAAAGCCAACTATTTCGTTTAGTTCAATAATGGATATTATAAGGTTGGGTTTCATGGTTTGTTTTCTTTAAAATAGGTGGATTTTTCCAAATGTGAATAAAAAATCATCGGATTGCTTGTATAAAGCCGGCAAGTCTTATACCCATTTGATAGTAACCTTCAGTTGAAGGGTGTGGGCTATTGCTTTGAAGTTTAATTGTCTCCGTGCCTACAAAGTCGCTAAATGGCTTTTCCGCTGCTGCCAGTGTAAATCCGTAAATCGGATCAATGGAGCTACCCGTATCAACCACATATATATATTCGGCTTCCCTTGAATCAAAATTTGAAATCATCAACTGCCTTGCGTAGAACTGCGATGCATTTAATTTTTGGTTAAATACAGCCGTATCAATGCCAGCTATAGCCATCCCATTAGTGGACGGTGGTATTAAAAGAGCGATTTTACAGCTCGGGTTATCCGCCTTAACTGATGCTATTAAAACCTCTAATTGCGCCTTCCATGCTGTAAAACTTGCCTGAATTTCTGCTTTTGTTTTCGCATAAAAGTCATTCGTTCCAAGCATTATGGTGACAATATTTGGCTGCGATATACCCCAAATCGATCGGTACTTAGCAAAATTAAATGTGAAGTCTCCTGCTACAGCTGTAAATGCAACCCACGCCGAGCCATCCCACCTCTCGTACCGGGCATTTGCATCGTTATACATAACGTCATTAGCCGCTGGTGCAGACTTCAATCCTGTTGCCGCACTGAAACCGATTTGAGTACATTTCGCCGCAAATCCGCCGTATGTGTATCCCACATCCCCGGATGCCACTTTCTTCCAGAAATCAGTATTACCATAATATTTATACGGATCAGCCAGATGCATGTAAGGTGTGAATGAATCAGAAGTAGAGTGTAGTGACGAAAAGTAGCTATTAAGGTGCCAGCCACCTCTACCTTCAACTGTAATGCCAGCGTCGCCATAAGGAACCCGCATTGCGGAGAACGATAATGCCGGGCATAATTGGCGTGCCCTCAATAAGTATGTAGAGTTGTAGGTCAGGCTGTCTCCTATAGCGTGTATTACCAGGGCTCCATTATTAGCGGACTGGTCTCCCACAATTAGTGCGAATTGCTTTGAGCTAACCACATCAAAATTTAGGTTGTATAAATTAGCCACAACGGTGGGATCTGCCACGGGATTTAAGATGCGCGACAAATTCGACCGGTTAACAAACGCTCCAGACTCTAACTGAAGAAAAAAGTGATTAGGCATCCACCTTTCAACTACAGCCGGGTGGTATATTGAATTTTCGTAGTTATTAAGGAAATACTGCTTAGCTGGTAGGGCTATTTGATTTGTATTAAAAAATAAAAGGTTTGAAATGGCATTTAGCAGCAACTTTATATCATCGCCCAAAACCTTTACACCTTTCAGCTTATAAAATTGCTCGTAAGCCTCGTAAGCCGTACTTACTGCTCCGATTTCAACTTGAAATACGTCTTTCGCTTCCTTTGGCAATGAGGTACGTAAATATGCTGCGTTAGCTGGAGCTATTTTTCTGACGGGAGTGTTAGCACTATGGTAACCTGTAATATATCCTTTATTGGAATTGTACCAGGCATAATGAGTAACAACGAATGAGTATTCACTATTAGGTGTAACCGGGATAAAATCACTTGCGGAATAAAGCGAATTTCCGGCAATGCTACCGTCAACGGATGAAATATATACGTTGTCCGTTGCAGTAGCCTTATTGAATAAGTTTTTCCCGGTTCCTAAACCTATAAATTCGCTTTCGGCCTGGGTAATTGATTTAGGCCTAATTTTTTCATCAATGTACTCGTAATATTCCTCGAAAATCGTTTGCTGATTTCCAACTTCAATTTGAAATACGTTATAAATTTCCGGAACAGAAGATACAGTTGCCCTTATAAATACTGCATTTGCCGGGGCTGTTTGGGTCTTATTTGTATCTGACGCACTTGAAGCTGAAATGAATGCCTTGTTAATATCATACCAAGCGATATTATGCTTATAAGATAGAGTATATTGGGTTCCAGCAACAACTCTCAAATATCCTGTTGTGTTATATGATGCGGAAGCACCTAATGACCCATTCGCAGGATTAATATAAAAGCCAATTGAGATATCTGCCGCGCCTTTATTGAATTTATTTTTACCTGCCGATTTTTTTGCGGTTTCATCAAAATTTAAGTTGATTTTAGTTGCTTCGGCACCCCATGTGGTTCCATCGTTTAGTATGTTTCTCATATTATAAGGCTGTTGAAAGGTTTAATGCGGTTGAAATGTTAAGAGCAAATGATGAAAGTACTTCGGTTGCATATACTGTTATTGAGTACTGTTTCCCTTTGCTTGAGGTTACTTGAAGCTTGTATGATGATATTGTTTCAAAGTCGGGTGCAGATTTAAATGTGATTACACCGTTTGAATCAATATTAAAAATATCGCTACCCGAAGTGATTGTAAAAGTTGACCCGGATTCATTTATCGATCCAACTGCCGTTTGGTTCTCGGCAACTGTGAAAAATAATAGGTTAAAATTTTTCCCTTTTTGAATCCTGGCATTTACCGCCAGGCTGCAGCTTCTACGTGTAGCCATATTACAGCGAATAATGTCTCCAAACAACTACTCCGGCACTTACTGCCGTTACTTTGTTCCAACGGCTGGGAGTTATCTTTCCAACCGTCATCGGGTAGGTGGTTACGACATTGCCATACTCATCCACTCCGGTTATGGTTCCATCAGCGCCTGTGCACTCAATAAAGCTGGGTTGTGGAAATGCATTTGCCGATGGGGTAACTAATATAGTTCCGCCACAAACACCGGATTTATCAACGCCATTGGCCCCGGCCGGAGTAAATTTTGCAGGACTCTCATTGCCAAGTCCAAATATTTTTTTGTATAACTCTTTAAGATAAGAGTTCGTTGATTGTGGTTTTGTTAAATCGAGTGCCATTTCTTTGTTTTTTCAAGCAATATTACTTTATGTGGGGTGTCCGGTAAAGGACAAATTAATTTTCAAAAAAAAGGCCGCTTATTTCCAGTCGGCAGGTATGGATGCATAGTTGCTGATGCTTGCCAGGCTGTTGCCGGCGCCGTAAAAACATTGTGATTTGCTAACCGATCCAAATGTGCAATTCCACAGGTCAGGGGCTTCGCCTTGTTCGCCCGTGAATGTATCTCTGTAAAAGGTACCACTCAGTGCAACGGTTTTTCCGGCAAACCTGGTCGATTGCTCGCCTTCGGCATAGAAAATATATTTATTGAGCTTGAGTTTTTTGCAATTGTAAAAGGTGAAGTGAAATCCGTATTGGCCCGGATTGTTGTAACTGAATAAATACTCAGGTACATCTAATAAACTTGTACAATTGTAAAATGTACTATTAAAAGCGTGATTTCCCGCTAAAGTGTTGTACCTGAATAAATCAGCAGGAATATGTTCAAGTAAAGTGCAGCTTTCGAATGTTGAATTAAATGCCCGCTCTACAACGGATGTATTATACCTAAATAAATCGGCAGGAATTGACGTAATTTTAGTGCCTCCGAAGCAACCCATAAAACCAGCATATCCGCCGCCTACGCCGATTTGGGTGCAATATTTAAATAAATCGGCAGGTATTTGAGTCAAACCGCCAAGCCAAAACGCATAGCTAGCATCGGTTAAATTTGTCAGCTTGTCGAACAGCGATGGTGGAATAGAGGTTAGATTGCTGGAATTATAAAATGTGCCATAAATCGATATCGCGTTTGTACAATTGTCGAATAAATTCGGCCGTACAACGCTCAAATCATAACATCGACTAAAACAATCTGCAAGCGAGGTTAACGAAGGCTTCGCCAAGATGCTGCCATATCCAGTAGATTTCAGATGTACAACATTCGCAAAACTTAATCTCGAAAAACCTCCAAAAACATCGGGTGTCCCCCAATTGATAATATCTGTGATGTTGTACTGCCAATTGTCGAAAGGATACATCGAGACGAGTCCGGGGCATTCTCCCTTTATTTCAATCACATAAGTTCCAGCCTGGGAGTAGGTGTGCCTTGCATTGGCCGAATTGTACGATGTAACGGTGTTGATGGGCGTACCGTCGCCCCAGTTTACAGTGAAATTATAACCAGGTATATTTGGTAGAGGAAGAATAGCAACTCTATTTTCTTCGGGTTGATTAAACTGCGTAATTGGTTTCGACGTCCATTCGAGCTTTAGGCCCGAACTAACCAGCGCTGTTTTTCGATGCGTTATAATCCTCATATCCGGGTAATATTAAGCTGCTGGCGGAGCATGGTTGGGGTGCCGGTATAACCGGCTGATGTTACCAGGGTAACCCGGTCGCCTTCATTTACTATATTGGATCCTGTTGCAGCGGTTTCGTCAACACTGGTATCGGCAGTAACAGATGACAAACCGCCAACACTAACACCATTTATTTTGATTGCTATGCCGGTTAAAGTACCGTTATCTACCTCCATGCAAAGCGAATCGATACGAAACGAATACTTAGCCTTCAGCACAAGCGTATAGGTTTGCGAAACCCCTTTTGTAATATCGGAGTAATCGGAGGCAATTATTTCGGGTACTTCGCCTGCCAGACTGTTTTTATCAACAGCTTCGGGAGCGCCAGTTTCGGCGTTAAATCCCAAAAGCTTTCCCCTGTTTTCTGCCGAAGAGGCTGCATGATCTGCAAGGCTCAGCATGTCGTGTTGGCGGTCGTGGGTAGATGTTTCCAGGTTTTCGCCCAGGGGAACTACTGATTTAACGCCACCAACGATCTTTAATCCATAAAAAATAGCATCAACCCTGTTATAACCAAGATTTGACGATGCAAGCTCCAGCTGATTAACAGTAGGTACTTTGCCGGCAATGTTCGACAACCAAATTTCTCTCATGCGTGCTCAGTTATTTCGTTGTAGGCGTATTCGTATTCCAATTCAGCGCTGTACTGGTAATCGCCATCATGAACCAAAGGCAGATTTACTTCGCGAAAAACAATAGGGTGTAGTATTTCGCCAATCATTTCATACGCCTCAAGTGTTTCGTAATCTTCAACATCCATGATATCGCTCAGCCATAACATTTGTTTTGCAGTGAGGTGTCCGGTGTTGCATTTCACAACGGCCTCCCGGCTGGTACGGAAGTTTATTTTGTCGGGCAATATACGGCCATCGGTGGTCAATGTTTCCATTGTATATTTATTGTCCTGCTGACCTATGCCGGTGCAGTTAATTGTCTCCAGCATTCCGAATGGGTTGCGTATATAAAGCCTTCTTGCATTCTGAGTATACTTTTCATCGATCTCGAAAGTGTATTTTTGACTCAGTAAGTCTAGTCCTGAATTATATATATAAACTGTATACGACTTTGCCCATATCCATGTATCATTTTCCTGATTCCAGGTGGATAAGTATTGCTCAATACCAAGCTGTGTATATCCAACAGGAATATATAAGATTTCGAAAGGATTTACATTTAAAGCCGAAAAAACATTAACCATCACACGCGTGTTACCATCATCAAGATTGAGTATAATATTCACATAGAGATCGCATGGATTTTCAAGATCAAAAACCTGCATGAAATTGATAAACTCACTCTGATCCTTACTTACTCGTTTTGGCTCCGTGTATGGAAACCAGGTAAGACAGCTTTTTGAACTGGTAAGGTATGCCAGTAAATTGGCATGTGATGCATAAAATTCGCGGCGCATCCTGCGCGGGATCCTACCATCCAGGAGGATATGATAAGAAGTTAATACATCCAGGCTTTTTACAGGTGGATCCCCTATGTGTTCGCCGAACTCAAATTCAACCGGCTTTGGTACCCCGGTATATACCGAAGGTGTATCGGCGGTTTTATGGCGTTCGGTAATTAATCCCTGCAGGTAATCGCTTAGCTCGAATGCAGCATGTTTTTGGCTGTCGGCCTGCACGCTGTCACCAGCTTCGCCGGTGATACCTCCAGATATTCGCAGAGGAAGTTCTTCGGCATCGCTGCCAATAACAAAAACAACCGGTTGCTGTGATAAAATGAGTTCGGGGGGCCTGGTAACGAATGTGAGTGACATGGTTATTTGCGATTTGCGATTTACAAAAGTGAATTATGAGGTGCAATTAAAAAAGGACAAGCGAAACTACATTTCGGTAGCCTTTCGGATATCGGAAAGCTTTTTTTGTGATTTTTCGAGATCGAGAAGGGAAATCTTTGTGTATAATCCGTCTTCTATCATCATCCGCATTACTTCGGTATGTGCCTTCAGTGTTGCAATATATTCGGTATTGACGGGCATGGTTGCAGATGGTTGTACAACCATGGGTGAAGTGGCCGTGTTTGTTGAAGAGTAGCCACCTGAGTAATGCCCTTTAAACGTGTTTGTAGCTTCGAGCACTGCAGGAAGATTAATCTGCGAAACGGTACCGGTGCGCTGTGCATATTCGATGATATCGAATATTTTTTTTATTGATGGATTACGAACGGCCCCAGCCGATGCAACAAACTCGTTGGCATGCACTATGCCAACGGGTTTACGGTCGTTCATATTCTGATCGGTATAACCACCTTCGTAGAACTCGGGGGCTTTTTGCTTTGTGATAGCGTCGATCTGCAGCCCTCCCGCTAAAGTAGCCGCTGCCATCATTGGAATTGCAGGTACAGGCCAGGTATTAATCGCGGCTTTACTTACTGATAACGCTAGGTTAATCCAGGCTTGAGTTATATCGGCTTTATGTTGCTTTTCCCATGCTTCCTTTTTTATAGCGCGTTCCTGAGCATCATATTTAGCATTGATAGCCTTTTTTTGTTCTTCAGTAAGTTTCTTGTTCGAAAGTTCGACATCACGTCGCTTATTAAGTGACGATATCTGCTCATCGAGTATCCGCTGGTTATTATCGCGCTGTATTTGAAATTCGAAATCGGCTACCTGCTGAGCGCTATCCACGGCCATGGATAGCTTATCGGATGTTGTAAACTCGTCCCATCCGCCTTTTTTTTCTTCAGGCTGTCTATTTGTAGTATTGTCGCGCTTAACCAGGGGAGATTCCCCGGGTTTTTTTGAACTAACAACACCGGATGTTGCTTTCGAAACTAAAGATTGTATTTCGCCCTGATCGCGCTGACTCATATCCCATCCATTATCGAGGGCTTTTTTTACCTCTTCAATAGATTTTTTAAGCAATTCGGCTGCATTACGCTCTATCGAAAGTTTTTCGGCAAGTGGCGAATTGCCCGATGCAATTGCTCTAAGTATTTCCTTATCAAGTTCGCTTATACGTGCGATTAGCTGCTCGTAGGCTCCGTCAAGTTTTTTTACTGATTCGGATCCGTTATTACCCAGATTATTGGCTTGGTTGGCAATTGTGTTTTCTTCAACTGACTTGGTCACATCGTTTATAGCAGTTGAAAGTCCTTTAGCCAAAGATTCTCTTTTCTCAGTAGCTTTATTAACTTTATCAGTAGCTTCTTTTTCCAAAGCTGAATATTTATTATATTCATTCCACAGGTACGACATCTGATTTTCAACTGTCATTTGTAATCCTCCCAGACTGGTTTGTGAATTATCCCTGACTTTTTTTACAAACAACCTATATTTTTGCTCAAATGTTAGGTACGAATTGTTTACTATATCATCCAGGTACTTGCCAATTTCAGCGTTAAAATTTTTAACCGGATTGACATTTACAATCATCAGATTTCGAAGCTTATCTTCGAGTTCTGTTTTCTTTACCATAAATTGTGCAGCTTTATCTGCATCATCCGAAACTATTTCATCAGCCATTGCAACTGCTTTTTTCCGGATCATTTGTTCGTTATATTCCTGCAGATTTTTGCGAAGCCTGTCGTATGCAATAGCTTCTTTGTCAATTCCTTTAAGAACATCTGGCGCAATGCCATTGAGTTCGGAATATAGTTTATTACGGGTAGCTGCTGAAATGTTTGCTTCAAGCAGTTTATTTGTAAGCAAATTAGTTTTGGCCCGCTCCTCATCCAGTTTTTGAGCAAGTGGAATTTTAAACCACTCCGACATTCCTTTTACTATCTTTTCAAGCCCACTCATAACAGAACTATTAACAAAAGCCGCCATTAGGCCCCGGCCAACTTTTGCCAGGTTTGCGGCCATGTTATCGTTCTTAATGTTAAATTCATTAGAGAGGGAAGTACCTTTTTGAAATTCTACATTACTAAGTTTTTGTGAGTTTCGGAGGATATCGATATTATTAGCCAGCGCTCCAATAACCCCGATTGATCTGGATCCATCCACGCCCAGATCAGAAAACTTTTCAGCAAGTTCGGTTAGGCCGCCTTTATTTTTCTGAAGACCACCCAGAAACATGATCAGCGCCTCATTGGCATCAGTTTTTAATAATTTTGCGAATTCGCTAGCCTGAATACCGGCAATTTTAGCAAAATCCCCTGGCTTTTTAGCCATCTTAGTAAGCAACTGACTTATTGCAGTACTTGAAGTTTCAGTTTGCTGTCCCAACTGATCAAGTGCTGCGGCCATACCCATGATGTTTTGTACGGAAATCCCCGCTAATGGAGCAACGCCACCCAAACGTTTAGTGAAATCAACAATGTTCGATTCGCTTGCAGTACTGGCAGCTCCCAGGGCATTGATTGCTGATCCTGTTTTCAGCATTGCCTGTTCGATTCCGAATTCGCCTTTTACTTTAAATAGATCGGTTATCTTACCCAGGCTATTAACAGCATCTTCTACATTACCTCCCAAATCCTTGCTAAGGGCTACACCGATCTGGTCGGACGCACGAACAAAACCAAGCACATCAGTTTTTGAACTGTAACCAAGTTTACCGGCTACATAGGCCAGATCGAGTAATTCCTTTCGGCTGGTTCTGGTATCAATTTTACGTAGTTCGGCATTCAAATCCTTAACTTCGGACATTGAAAGTCCGGTACTTTTAGCCACATCAGCCATAGAGTCTGAAAGTTCTGCATTACGGGTAATCATTTCCTTAATAGAAAATAATACACCGGTAACTGCAGCAACGGCACCTGTAGCCAGCGCAAAATATTTATTAAATCCGTCGGCCAACTTACCCATTGAAGATTGATGCACTTTTGCCTGGGCAGTAGCTTTGTCGAGTTCCTGGCGAAGCAAAAGAACCTGGCCCTGCTTTTCTTTAAATCCGGGATCGTTTTGTTTCATTGCCTTCCATTCCTTATTCGCTTTCTGGAGTGCACTTTCCAGTTCACGTATCGAGCTAGAAGAAAGGTTTTTTAGAACGTCATTAACTTCATGAGTTTGTTTTTCGAGCTTAGCGGCCTCAGAAGTAAGTTTTTTAAACTGGTTATTCAGAACATTAAAACCCTTTACATCGCCTTCAGCAGCGGCTTTATCGCGAAGAGTTTTAACCTGGATAAGTTCGTGCTGAACTTCTTTAAGCGCAGCTTTAGCCTGTTCGGTATTGAGAATGACATCGTATTTTGCTTGTTTGCCGCTCATAAATCGATAGTTTTATAGCCGTAATCGGCATTATCATTATAATTCCTTACTACCAGGCTATCCAGTTTTTTGAGGTATTTTTCTTCGAGTAAATGCCTGAGTATTTCGAGTTGTTTGTAAAATGTATCGCTGAAAAATTGTTTCGGACGGCGCCTGGTTAACCCGGCTGCTATCATTCCATCCCGATCGTCGAGTCTCACATATCGGCCAACACCATAATCGACAAAACGGCCATAATATTCGAACGCAAATACAATCCGTCCTGGATCTCCATTAGCAGCGGTATAAATAGTATTTACAAAACTGTTAACCAGAAGACCGGTATTGCCGATATTCAGCGCCTCGACTTTCTTGATCCATTCTTTAATCACGATATCGGCCCAGGCTTCAACGGTTAGTGAAATATTAGTATTGCTGTTCATCAGAACTCATGCTCCATTAAAAACGAAAATGAATAACCGTAATAATTCTGACCAATTGGGCCGATTTCGGCATAATCTATTTTGCTATCGTCGAAGCCATAAGCGGCTTGCTCTTCGTACTCGGAATCCAGTTTCATAAGTTCGAACAGGCCTATGCCTAACTGCATTGCATTGCGCTTGGCTGTGAGGTTATCATCAGGACTGTTGAATTTCCCTTTTACCATCACATAAATGGTATGCCAGCCTGTATCCAAACGGCGGTCTCTGAAATTGAGATGACCGTCGCCCGAGTCGCGAACCACCAGGCAGCTTTCGTATTTAGCCTTGAGGTCGGCCAGCAATCCTTCCATCTGCGAAATACCCGAAGCTTTGTAAATCTTTTCAATATTATTATCGGCATAAATGCCCGAAAAATATTCGAATGCGTTAAACATGGTCATATCTTTTGAGATTGTTCGATTTTTCGGTTGAGCTCATAAAATACTTCATGAACATCTGTTTTGCGGATTTGGGAATTATGAGTAACGTCGCCTTCGTTGAGGGCAGACTGTAAGGCCATAACAAATTCAACCGGTGATTCATCGGACTCAGAACCTTGGTCGCTGAACAGGTAAGGATATTTGGTTTTTAACCACAGCTTGATAGCAGTGTACCAAAGCACAATAACCTGTTTTTGTGCAGGCGTTGCCCGGCTTAGGCGTTTGGCATTGCGTTCAATATTTGCACCTTCCGCAAAATCTTCATCACGTTTACGGTAAAGCACGGCCATCAGGTTGTCGATATATTTAATTTCCCTGGTGCGGATGTAAGAAATATACATCTGGTCAGCTATCAGGTATTCTTCCAGGGTAACGCCGTAAAGTTTCCAATGGCATCCTATGAACGGTCCGAACCGTTCCGGATGATGAAACAGGGTAACTTCAGCAGTAAGCCATCCGAGCCTGGTAAGCATATCAGTAAATACATCAACACTAATCACAAATTCGCCCTGGCCTTGCATGCTGAATTTATAATGCAGTTCGCCGTCGATATCAACCGGATCCTTGCTGAGTATTTTCATATCGGCAAAGCGAAGAAAACAACGGCTTATAAGTTCCATATCAGGCAGATCCAAAAGCATCATACGTCCAACATATTCGAGTTGCTTCTGAGTAAGATCCTCCCACTTGGTAGGTACTGATATATGTATTTGATGAGATGTCATATTCCGAAGCTTGCAATGGTTTGATCGGTTGAAAAACCGGAAGTTTCGGCCAGGTAAGCAGCATATACATCACTATTTTTAAATGCCTCGTATTTTTCCACGTTGGCCAGCAGGAAATTACGTACTCGGTATAATAAACTGAATCCATTTGCCTGATCGCCCGTAACAAATGCAGCCAGACAGAATCGCAGATCCTCGATGATCTTTTTATTATCCTCGCTCAGATTATCATCTTGCAGCTCTGTAATAATAGTTTTGCTAAGCTCGGCGCTGATCACCGGCTCAATAAGCAACCTTATTGCCCTGGTAACTTTCGAAATATCTTTAATCCATTCCATTCGCGATGCATCGTAACGTGCATACCGCCTGAACTGGGTGAGCGTGAAAATATAACTGTCGTGATTAACGGTGTATATTTTAGCATCTTTCCATGATTCGTAATAGGATGTATTTTCCTCGAGGTAGGCAAGAAGCAATTCAATTGCATCGCTTAAGCGCAGCTCAACACCTTTAACCAGGGCTGCAACTCTTTGCTGTGACGCCGGGGCCATATTGGGATTACTGGTAACAGCAAACCCATTTTCGGTTTCCACCAGGTCGAGAAATGGGATAGCATCCATATACCCTTTATGTGCAACTACACATCGGCATAAATCGCGAAATTTTGTATCAATTTCCGGCTGATCTTCTACCGGAGGATCTTCTGCCGGAGGATCAGGTGCGTTAACTAGGTTGTAAATGGTTTGCCCGATCAGCTCACGGATAAGGTATTCATCAGCGGTTTGCAGATATGTATTATACCGGTCGAAGTCGCCGGCCATTACGGTCGGGATGTATTTTTTTAGCAGATCAATATCACTGATTAGCATTGGTAGGATTATTATCGGCTCCAGGTGTATTCACCTGTTTGCCGGATTTATTAGTATCGAGTGTTGTGAATTCGTAATCGGGCACGGTAAATACAAGCTCTTTCGGCCACTTGTTGTACTTTTTAATAAAGTATAAAGGTTTGAAAAGCCGGTCGCGTACAGGCGCCATCATCGCCGCTTTTATCATATATTTTTCGCGAACATCAGATCCGCTGAGGCTTCCTGTATTTTTGCCTGGCTGAGTTGCAACAATACTCGAAAACACACCCATGGCATAACTTATATAGTTGCTTACCTCGGAATTATCCTGAAGGAATTCGCCTCCCTTTACACTGGAAGGAACCTCTTCGATGGTGATGTATTTTTCTTCGATGGCACTAGCCCCGGAAGGAATAACCTTTTTAAGCGCCATAATACCCTTACCGGCATTTTTCTCGCTGGCAAGGAAGTCGCGGAATTTTTGTTTTTCCAATTCCTTGCGTTTTTTGACAGCGTCAGGGTTATTGATATCAACTTTTTCATCTTTGAACAGCTGATCCCAATATTTATCCGAAATATAGATGATGTATCGGATGGCGATGCCTTGTTTTATCAGCAGCTTTTTGAATTCCCAAAGCATCATACTGTAATCGTATGATCCTGATTTGAAAATACTCCAGAATGGCGGTTCCTGGTAATAAACACGGCCAGCAGTCGGGAAATTGATCGGAATGATAAACCGGGCTTCCCCGATCTTTACACTACGGTTCTTAACCCTGTTGGTTATATCACCGTATGGATTATAACGATCGAGAACATTAGATAAAGTGGTATTACTTTCGTTTGCTCCATTGCCCCATTTAGTCGAATATCCATGCTTAATGATAGCACCGGTAACTCTATCGGCAACTGCCCAACGGCTAAAGGTAGCCTCTTTGTGACGGATGGAGAAAACTTCCGACATATCCTTTGTAAGAATAATTTCCGGGAATACATTGTAAAATGCATTCATGTCGATACATTGTTCCAGGAAGTATCCTGGGATATCATTATCCTCCCAAAAACTCAAGACACGTTCGTCCTGGCATTCGGTCAATATCACCTTGTCGCCTTCGTATCTGCGCATCATTGGTTTCGGTCCCTGGCCATAAGCAAGCTTGATATTATGATCAAGGTTCTGAGCAACTACTTCACTTTTGCCAATTTTCTCCATTACCGCCTGAGGAAGCATATTATCCGCTCCCCATGGAACAAAAATATTTTCACCAACAGTTATTGTGCTGTCAGGGACTGTGAAAATATCAGATTTATCAGGCGCAAATATGGCCTGGTATTCGGGCAGCACGGTAATACCGCCAATATCCATAATATCACTCATAAACAGACCTCCAAGTCATTAAATGCGATGATGGTGCAACGGCGCACGGTCCGTATTTCACCCGATTCGAGGAATTTTATATTCATTGTCCGGCCCCGTGAATGCCAGTTGGTGCAAATGGCCCTTTTTACATAAACCTGGGCACCCGATTTTTCGACAAAAACCATCGAGAATTCGCCATGCTCGACCATTTTGTGTAGTGTGTTCATTAGTACTATTGCCATTGCAGATATTTTAAGCAATAATACACCTGGTGGTAGTTCTAATAAAGGACAAATGAAAAAGCCACGCCTTGAGGCGTGGCTTTAATATCATAGTTGAATTTATTTTATGCTCTCACAATCTGATGCAGGTTGTATGAATTGTGATTTGCATGGGCATTCTCGGAAATCACTGCATTTCGCGCTACCTGCCGCATACTTATTCGATAATTACAATAGGGCATAGTCTGTTTACTTATATAGATGCACGTTAAGTATGGTATGCGCGATCTATCAAAAGAATGGTTAAGAGCTGTTAAACCGGTTGCCGTTATATTATACAAAACAGGAGGTTTCGGCAAATTACCCAGTTGCACAATTTCGGGCATAACGGCTCGTGCCTGGTATACATAAAAAGGTTGCAGGATGGCGGCAGAAACGGTTTGCTCAACAAAAGCATAATTCAAAACAATCGGATCCAGCTGCAGCTGGCTGGCACTCACAGTGAGCATGTCGTTAGGCGGAAGGGTCGACGCGTTGACAGGAGGCGTAAGAAACGCCAATCCTATCACAATAAGCGAAAGTGCAAAGAATTTTTTCATTGTTTTTAAAATTGATTAATAATTAATGTGATTGCTAAATTAAGTTGCTCATCGGGGTGAGTAAAGGACAAAAAAACCGCCTGAGAAGGCGGTTTTTAAATAAGCAAGGGGGAAATCCCGAAGGATCGAGCTTATTGGGTTATTGTTCAGCTTGTTTTTAAGTTCTCCAGATATTCAATAGTTTCTGAAATGTGTAAAACAGTTGTTTTTTTCCGATTTTCAAATTTCATCCCAAGATCATCCTGAGGTATAGTAAGCATAACAATAGCTGTCATCAATGATGTTACCAATTCATTAATGCAATCATTGGAATCTTCCTGCAGTGATTTAAGAGCGCTTAAACAATCGTCAGTTAAAACTACATTTCCAACGTGTAATATATTTTTTGCTTCAGCCATTACTAACCTCCTTTCTGTTCACATTATACAAGGTGTTGAAATACAAAGCAACATCAGTTTCATGTATACCTTCGTGGGCCACCATTTCGCCAAAATAAATCATATCGTTTTTGGTGAATCTTTTACCGGTAAGCTGTTTGGGTTGTTTTGAGTTTTTATCAGGCATTTTCGGCCTCCTTTCCATCGTTAAATGGCAACTCAGCCTGAAACTTTTCAGCAACATATTTTTCATACGTAAGCTGTCGGGCACGGTTAAGATCTGATTTTGCTTCATTCATCAGGAAGCGGGCGTTTTTAAACCCTTCGCTTGCCTCTTCGTACTTTTCGAGTTCAATTTCTACCAGTTTTGCACGATGCTCAACAAACTCGACATACAGAAACAGGGAATTGTACAGCGCATTGTAACAATGTAGTTGATACTTTAAAACCGATTCCCGGGCTTCGGGTTTCACGTTGCGGCTGTCAATCATAAAAAGCCAGCCAAAAACAAATTTAAACGGAATTGTGATCATTTCGCGCTCTTTTCCATCGGCTCCAACTGTGGGGCTGAGCCCCATAGTTGAACTCAAAATTGGGTCGGATTTTAAGCGCTGAACTTGGGTTGAATAGTCGATGCCGAGCGCATCGCAAATTGGTTTAACGGCTACTCGTTTTTCTTCACCGTCGATAATCAGAATGTCAACTTCATTGACACGGGCAACAGTAGTTACTGTTTGTTGCATTGATTTTCCTCCATGGAAAAACCCCCGATCCCGCCGTCAGAAGCCCGCCAAGGCTTCCTGCCTGTTGCCAGGCAAACGTGATCGAGGGTTTCCCCTATAAAGGTTAATGTGAGTTTTGTGATCATTGTGGCGGTTTATTGACGTAGCAAACAGGTTAGTGCCTGTTTGATGATGCAAATATATGCCAACAAATTGCAAATACAACAATCAACGTAAAATTTATTTTGAGGGATTGTAATAAGTGAGAGTTATGCATCATTAAAATTAACTACCAGGTTTCTTTTGGAGATGGCTTTGCCTTAGCCATGTATTGTTTTAAATCATCTATAATTAGCAATGTCTTAGCATTTGATTTACTTTTGATTGTATCCCATGATTTCTGAAACATACCCCATCCACCACACGCTGGCTTTTCATTCTCTAATGCTCCTCCTGAACCTACACCTTTTTCTGCTGTTGTTGCATCATGGTAGAAGTTAGTTAATGTGTACTTATATCTACCATCCTTCACATTTATAGATATGTCGTAATAGACTAATCCGTTATCATGAGGTATTCCAATTTGAGTAACAAAAACACTTATTGCACCTCTACCATATATTTTTCCGGCATCCTTGTCATCAACTTGAATAACTTCCTTTGAGTTGTTATAAGTCTTAGCAAACCATTCCCTGGCACGCAAGTACAGATCATTCTTTGTTGCACTATCAACATTGATTACTTCAGTGAATGTAAACTTGTTTGTCTCTTTATCAATAGGCCATGTTTGAGCGCTGGCATCAATGGCAAACATGATGATGATAATTGTTAAGAGTCTTTTCATAATAGTATAGTTTTAATTGGTTAATGCATCTAAGTTAAAGCAATTCGTAATTACCACACACGAAAGCCACCCACGCAGCACTTTATTTAAAACCATTCCAAATAAAATCCCTCTGCATATTACGTGAAATTCAAAAACAGTAATCACCAAACCGTTTCAG